TCCAATGTTCTCTCCTAACCTCATCTTCAACTATTTCAAATGGTGTGTTAATCAGGCAGTAACAAAGTAAAGAAGTTTGCTTACCTGTTAGCCACATATACCCCTGTAGTTGGTAAAAGTAATCTTTATTAGGTAGCTCATCTTCAAAGAACGGAAAGGTAGTAGCATCCCAAGAGCTTTTAACATCTAAAAGAATGTCAGTGTTAACATCGGGCGTTCCTGTTATCCAATCGTTGCTAAAGCTTTCTTCGTTTTTATATATGAAACCTACCTCTAAAGTGTCCATAGCTAAATTGATAGCCTCATCTTCTACGGCATTACCTTTGTCAGTGTACCTACTCCAGAATTCTTTATAGATTCCGTATTTTTCCTGTAATACAAGCTCCTGTATATAAGTCTTGGTAGTTTGTGACAGTACCTCGCTTTTTAAACGAGGCTTTGTCATTATCTTACCTAATTGGCTGCATCTTACTTTCATAATTTAAATAATTTTGCTGAACATCTATATATATATTTACACCCACCATCCCAATCCTCAGGGATAACTTTTGTTTCAGTAATTGTAAATCCAAAATTTTCGTTTACATAAATGTATTCGTCTTTTGACTCTATAAAAAACCTATAAGCATCCTCTAAACTTAATTCGTAATCAGAACAAATTTTATCAATAAAATATTTATCTTCTTTACCGATTATTCTTAATTCATTCCAAAGCTTTAATTTTCTTTTACTAGGCATCATTTTGCAATAGCTTTAAGTTGGTCAGCAGTTAAAGTAAAATCACTTGCAAGTTCTTCAATTGAATACTTACCGCTTACAATAGCATCTAATGCCTTATCAAATCTTTTAGCGTCTATTGTTGGCTTCTTTGGTTCGTGTTTAACTTGTTCACCTGAAGCATCGGTATCTTTATCAGTTACAAGTCCGCAAATAGAAGATAAAGCGTATCTACGAAGGTATGTAATAGCAGAACCTAATACTTGAAAGTCGTTCATACCTTTTAATTGTACTCCTTGAGGTATTGCAGTCTTGCTTTCGATACTTTCACCGCTTTCGCAATGAAATAAAATAGTAATTAATTCAGTTCCGTTAATTAACTGAGTAAATCCTAAGCCGTTTTTCTTTAGTAATGGATTAATAGTCTCAAAGATTTTAGGTAAATCGGCATAAGTGTACCCGTAACCTTGTGTTGCTTTGTGAATAACAGGTACCTCCTGTTGAAATGCAGCTAAACTTTTAAATAAATTTTTCATAGCGTTTTGTTTTTATTTGTTGTTATAAGTATTGCACATTGCAATAAATTTTTTTCTAGGTAATTTTCTAAATTGCTCATAGGTTAATCCGTTTGCTTCTGCGATTAGAACCATTTTAGCATTTAATTCTGCGATTGTTTTCATAGCGTTTGTTATTAGTTATACGCAAATATAATAAAACTATTTTAATTGGCAATACTTTTTTATAAATATTTTTCATTTAATCCTATTTGCTTGTCGTAATAAGCCATTAATTCAACATCGTTAATTGAATTTTGCCTCCGTATCCTACCTCCAACTCTAATTTCACCTACAATGGATCCTGTCTTACCATAAATAATACCATCAAAACACCTCCAAATTATTATAGGATTTATTTTTTTATCCTGTAACTTAACTAATTTTCTACAAGATATTGGTAATGGGTAAGCATCTGCAATATTTCTATTCCTTCCTTTAATTTCTGCATAACCAATTATGTTTCCGTTTTTAATTATAGAAAAATCAATATCATTTTCACCCAACTTAACGCATTCTAAATCATATAAATCACAAAAAACAGTTATTGCTTCGTATTCATTTTGCAGGTCTTTTAGTGTTTCAAATCTCATTTATCTTTTTTTTATAAATTTCTATTATTTCTTTTAGTTCTTCTTTTGTCCACTTCTTTACATCGTGTGCTTTAGCTTGAAGCTGCATTAATCTTTCCCCTCCTATTCTCTTTTCTATTCCTATTTGATAGTTTAACAGGTTACCACTTAAAAAAGTGTTGCAATGCTCACATTGAAGATGACAATTGTCCTCATTAAATCTTACAGCTGAGTGTCCTCCCTGTGAAAAATAATGCCCGCAATTTTTTTTCTTTGGTGGTAAATCACAACTTATGCAATTTAAACCTTCGTCTCGCATTCGAATAAACTTATTGAATACTTGTTGAGTTAATTTAAGATAGTCGCTTGTAGTCGTTAATTCTGCTTTCATTTGACTTTTCTTCCTAGTCCATTGCTTTTCGTTTTCGGCTTTTACCCAAACTTTAATACATTCGTCTTTTAGGCAATACTTTTGTAGGAACTTTACAGGATCAAATTGTTCTTTGCAGTTTTTACATCTCATACATTTTCAAATTTAATTGTGCTTGTTTAACTTCGTATTTCAATTCAAGGTTTAAGCGTTCAAGTCTATAAGATGTTTCAACCTGCATACGCAATTGTTTTTCCATCTCGTGAATAAAAGCATATACATCTTCAAGTTCGGTTTGTGATTCTTGCATAGAATTTATTAAGTCTAATCTATTCGGGTGCTTCTTTATTATTTCGTCTTTTGATATTTCAATCTTAATAATATTTTTCTTAAGTATTGCTTTTTGTTTTAGTAGTTCTAAGTTCATAATTTAAAATGGTAAGTCGTTTAATTTTCTTTCAATCATTGTGATATTTTTTTTTACTTCTTGTTGCTTACAGGCAAATTCTTTTACAAATACATTTGGTTGTGGACTTGTCTGCTCAAAATAGCTTAAGCGTTCTTTATCAAATAAAATTTCTATCATTCCTATATTTCCGTTGCTTCTTGGCTTGATTTTATTAAAGTGTATTTCTGCTAAGTTAAGTGTAGGGTCTTGTCTATGAACTGTTATCATACATTTACCACTATTAAACCATTCAGAGCCACCTTTTAAATCATAAGGAACAGGTGCATTTCGTTTTCCGTTTTCCTTTTCAGTTAGTTTAGGGTGTATAATCGTGTGCAAATGTAAATCATTATCTTCAGCTATTTGATTCCTGTAAGGTAAAACATATTCTAAGTATTGAGCATAACCTCCAAAGTCTGCATAAGGGTGGTTTAAATCCTTCCAACTATCAATAGATGCCGTGTGTAATTCTCCGTGTTTTTTTAGTTCTACTGCCATATCCCAAAATTGTATTGGTGTAAGCTTAGCTTTTACATCTTCACGAGTAAGTATTTTAAAGTGTTGTATAACCCAATCAATTGCCTGTGTTATTTCTTTGTCTTGAATAACATTCTTATCTAATGGATTAAAGCTCTTGCCTGTCTTCTTATGTATTAAATCAGCTACTATTTCAACATTAGAACCAACATCGGGAAAGTAAACTAAATGCTTCCATCCATAAAACTTAGAAGTATTCATTAAGCACTCCATTAGCACCTGTGTTTTACCACTCATAGGAAAACCTGTCCAATCAGTACAATTTCCTAAGCTCATAGAGTAATGCTCGTGCAGACTTTTAAACCCTAAGTATTTTCCTTTTTGGTTATAGTTGTCTCTATATTTAAACAGGTCAGTAATTACATCCCCTGCTTCGGTTATTTTATATCCATTTAACTCCACGGTGCTTTCCATTTTTTAGGTTCGTTTACTTCAGGTATTTCAATTGGCTTTTCCCAACTTCTTACACAGGCTTTCCAATCTTTCATTTTGTTCTTACCAACCATCCAACCTTTAGAAGCGTAGAAGTTAAGAAATTTGTTGACATCAATACCATTTTTTCTTTGTGTACAGTATTCAAGAATTTCATTATAAGTAGGTTCTATGAATATACTTCTTTCATTCTTTTCATTCTTTTCATTCTTGTTAGTTGTTAGTTGTTTGTTAGTCGTTTGTTGATTGCTTGTTATTGGTTTGTTAGTAGGTTCATTCTCATCTTGATAACATTCATATTTACAGATAGTTACAAGTGTATATTGGCTTGTTGATTTTATTTCAATTTCATTCGTCTTTTCTAACTTTTTTAAAATGGTTCTAATTGTTTGTAAACTGATACCTGTAGCGTTTGAGATGTTACCTAAAGAAGAAATAAACTGACCTCTTTCAATATCAATTCCCTGCCATTTACCACTTTTGTGATTTGCTTTTAGCAACATATATAAAAATAAATGTACAGCTTCGGATTTATTAAACCATTCCCACTCTAAAAACTTTCGGTGCATCTTAATCCATCCGCTCATAATAACTTTATTAAATGATAAAACCCCTTCAATTTTCGGGGATGCAGCCCTAATCATCAAAGAGGTTTTTAATAAAATTTTTAATCCCCTGCATCGGGTCTGCTAATATACGCAATTATTTAATACAAAGTTGCATCAATACAAAAAGTTTTTTATTTTATTTTTTAAATCAGTTAATTCACGCATTGAATTTACTTTAAGTATTTCCTGTCTTAGCGTAACACGAATAGGAAAGCGTTCCCTTAAGTCTAAAGTACAATTCAAGTATTGCTCATCTCTTACCCTATGCCAATGCTTATGGCTTTCAATTGAATGTATCATTGTAGCGTGAGACTTGTTAAATATCTCGCCTATCTCTCTAAGCATTAACTTTTCTTTTCTTAACAGGTGAGCTAAAAAAAAGCGGCGGTAAACTTTGTCTCTTTGTCTATTTGGTAGGTGTAAGCCTTCCTCAATTATCACTTGTTTTATTTCTTCTATTCTGCTCATTGGATTACAATTTTAAAAGTGCCTGAATAATGGTTACCATCATTTTGAAGCTGCCGTTGTTTCCAAACTGCAATATTTCTGCAAATGAAGTAGTATGTTTCTATTACATTGCCCTCAATCTCATAGGTTAGCTTATACGATCTCATCTCCGTTAGTTTGCTGTTGTAAAATGTCAAAGCCGTACACTAAAAAGAAACTATCAAAGTGTCTTAGTATCGTGTTTTTATTGTAAGCAAACAGCTCTTTGCACCTGTTAATATACCACTCCCTAAAATTAAGATATTGTTTTAGTGTTAGGTTGCCGTTCATATCTGCAAATAGCCACTGCTGCGTAATTGCCTCGTTGTTAAATTCTCTGCGTTCTTCAGTTTTATTTCTCATTGTCTTGTGTTTTGGGGTTTAAATAATCGTCTTGTGCTTCTAAGTAAGCTAAGTATAAGTCTAAGTCAAAGCTCCCGCCTTTGTCATCTTGACAGGATTGGTTACGCCACCATTGCATCTTTCGTTTAATGCTAAAGCTCGTGGGTGTAAATATATTTTCCATATCATTTCTATTTAATTAATGGGGCAACTTTTACCCCTTATCCTTTATAGTTTTGTTTAATATTCTGTGTTATCATTGTAAAAATCTACTTCACTATCTATATATCCTTCAAATCCAAAATCATTAGGGTCTTCTAGTATTTTCTCTTGTATAAATTCTACCATTTCGTTTACTTGACTAACACTAGGGTAGTAATAGTGCTTTACTCCATTGATTACCTGTAGGCTATCCTGCAGTTCAACTTCTACTTCTAAGTCACCTTCATAACTCCAAGCTCCAAATGTCCAATTGAAGTTTACTATGTATTGGATGCCTCCATCTTCGCTGTAATATTCAACTTCGCATTTGCGGTCTATTGAAAAATCATATTCTATTTCTATCATCTTTTAAAGTTTAGCTGTTAATAATATATAGCGTTCCTGTAGCCTGTTAATAGCTCTTATTTCTGCTTGTATGTTTTCTTCAGTGTAATAAGGCGTTAAACCTTGTTCTTCGTTTCTACCATTTGACCAAAGCATCTCATCTAAAGTTCTTTGACCTTCTAAGATTAAGTTAATGGTTGCTATGCACGCTTCGTGCTTTTCTATTAAATGCTTCATATATTCGCTAAATAAATAATTATTAAAATTGCTCCTGTTATTATTAACATTGCTTTGCCTAGTTCGGCATCATCTTTTGTTGTTGGTGTAAAATAGTCAATCAGTTTTTTCATAGCGTTTAAATTAAATTGTTAATTGTTTTACCGTTTTGGTATACACAAATATAATACTTATTTACATATGTCAATAACTTATTTAATATTTTAACATATTTTAACATTTGTTCTACGCCTAGCATAGGTTTCAAAAAGTAGGAATTAGGGTTATGTCCTTAAGTTTGAATGAATTTTACCAAGTTTGTAAGGTTATTCCCTTAAAAGATATAATTATTGGTGAGTCTATTCCCTATAAAGCATAATTAACTATTCAAATTGTATAGATTTTACATATAATGTGTTATATAGTTTACAAATTGTAGCTAATATGCTACCTAGAAGCAGCATTATTGATTGATTTTAGCTAATATGTTAAGCGTTATAGTGGAAAATTTCCATCACTAAATTGGTTATATGCCGTTTATGGTGGAAAATTCTAACAAGAGACACTAAACCTTATTTGTTGTCACTTATTTGTTTAACATTTGTGACAAAAATGTCACGTTTTTTAAGCAATAAACTTGACAAAAAAACCCCGCTAAGCTAATGCCTAACGAGGTCTCCTATTACTCACGCTATGAGAGTTAGAATATATGTGTAAGCCTTGCTATTTGTCCGTGTTCTTTGTGGTGTATAAAAGCTTCTACTGCTTTAATAGATAAGTAGCCGTTTCTATGATGCCAACTATCACTACCTGAAGGGGATCGCAAAGATTCAACTGTTACTGCCACGTAGTCCTTACTTGATTTATGGTGTATGTGGTGAGTATAAACATAACGATGTTTTGATTCACTCCATTCCTTTGGAAACTCGTGAGCCATTAGTAAAGGTAAGTCTGCTAATTTAGCACCATCTCCGTGCGTCGTACCTATTAAGTTTTTTCCGTATAAGTACCCTTTCCTGTGAGCAATTGAGCAGTCAAAAGTAATGTTAGGGCAATCTTTAAACCAAGTTTGAATAACATCAGCAAGAAAAAAGCCGCTTGTATAATCGTGGTTCGAAGGATTGAATGTAAAATGTACATCAGCAACTGATAATAAAGTTTCAAGAATTTCAACATATAGTTTTTTTGCAGTTAAAAAATTAGAATACCACATTCCATCCGTGTCTTGAGGTGTTCCTGAAGTAGTTGTTCTTTTAGGATTATCAATGTGTAGAATATCGTTACCACCGATAAATAATATCTTATCTATACAAACGCCTGAAGACTTATCTAAAAGTCCTTGTACGCCTTCTCTGACTCTTTTAACGGCTATTTGAGTATTATAGTCTTCACCTACTTCGAATGATTCGCAAAGTTTTCCTATATGAATATCTGCAGGATCAATTACTAATAGGTGACCTTCTTTACTTGGTGTTCGTGTTATTGTAGGGTATTTAGGTGCGTATTCTCTAAGCTCTTCTAATATAGATTCCTTTATAGAATGTAATTTAGCTTCCTGTTCATTTTTAAAGTTAGGATTCTTAAAGAATAAACTAGCACTTTTGGTTTTAAGCCATCCGTGTTTTACATCTTCGTCGTTAATATCTGCTTCGTTAGAAGCCTTCTTGATTGCACGATATTGCGTAACAACATCGAATTCTTCTCGTGAAATACGAGGTCTAAAATTTCCCATAGCTTAAAAGTTTTTGGTAAATGTAAACTATTTATTGAATGGGTTGTATATTTTATCTAATATTCGTAAAACAAAGTTTAAAACAAAGCCTATTATTAAGCCGTAAAAGAATAAACGCCAATTGGTTTTTGACTTACCTTGCTTCTTATCCTTGTATATATACTTGTATTTTAGCACATCTTGTTTAAGAACTTTTGTTTTGTACCTGTATTCAATTCTTGTTTCCCATTTAGTTTTAGGAATGTAAACATTGGCGTATTTAATAATAGTATCTTTCTGCGTTATTATCTTTTCCCAATAAATCCTTCCGTCAATTACTACAGGAATACTATCAATCGTGTTTATACGGATAGTATCTGAACTTTGGATTAATTCAAGTCCATTTTTAACTGCTTTTTTATAATGCCATATAGCACGCTTAGAGTGACTACAAGCAAAAAGTAATATGATTGTACTTAAAAGTAATAAAAGTC